TTTCCTCAAATCTTCCAATTCTTTAATGATGTTTAAAAAATCTTCAAACTCAAGTGTTATGTAATCCCTTTCATGATTCTTTGTGAATACTACAACGGGCATTTTTCTTTGTGGTGCATCATTTCTGGACTGTTCCAGAGCTTTCCAAATGTTTAATTTTTCTTGGTTCTTACATTCAAAACTAAATTCAGAGATTATCGAATTATCATCAATGCAGATAATGTCACCTTTAAAGTCCATTCCTCCGGATAAAGGTGTTCTTCTGACATTGGTTTCAAACTTCTTATTTATCTGTTTAGCTACTTCACGTTCAAAACGTTTTCCTTTTTGTTGACTACTTTTACCGCCCATAGTTAGTTATTTGTATTGTTAAAATTTGGCTGAATAGTTGGCTAAGTTTGTCTGATTTACTATTCATTTAATGATGTTATTAAGCCACTCAATCTACCAAATTATTCGTTTATTTTCATTCCGGCAAATACTCCAAACACAAAGCAACCTAAACAAAGTATTATTATGTATATTAATATTTCAGTCATTTTTATTCAAATAATATATACTCATTGATAAAAGTCCGATCATTGTTATAATAATTATTGCTGTCAAAATTCAATTTGTTTTTTTAATAAAATTATCCATTAAACAAAAATTTACATAAGGTATTCGTGCCTGATCGTCACAAATATCTATCGGTTTCCCGTTTGCCTCATCTTTTGTTTTTATTATTTTTACATTTTTAAGATTAAATTTTTCTATTAACTCATCATTTTTACCGCCTTTACTCGCAGTTAATATTAAATTTTTAGGTATTTTATTCAATCTTTTAACCCAATAATTTAAACTTTTTGTATATGACCAAAATTCAATATTTGGATTTTTTCTGCATATATTTAACCATGTGTCAAAATATGATTGGCTAAAAAAATCTCCTGACATATGTATCCTTACTGCCTTTGCCTCTTTTGGTATTTCTGGTACTCCTCCCTTCCTTACATAGTCAAAATTTTTCCACCTGTGCTCCCTTACTGTTGGAAATCTTTCTTGCATAGCTGCATAACAACGATAACCCTTGCTTTTATTATCAAATTTTCCACTTTTCCTGTCTACTTTTACCAAACATTCTAAAGCAAAAGGACATGAAAAGCCGCTGGGTAAATTCCATTCATATACAATGCCCTCATAATATTTTGTTTTTCTTAAAAACTTCAAAATTCAATTTGTTTTTTTAATGAATCCATTTCTTTTTTAAGATCAGCAATCTGTCTGAAATTTTTAAAATTCTGACTTCTCTCTTTGCTTATATCTTTACTTTGTTGCATTATAAAATCGTATAAAAAATTGATTAATTCTATGGTTTCTTTTAAATCTTTTACAGTTTTTAAATGTTTATCCGGAATATCATAGCTTCCATCCTTCTGCTGATACCTTAATTTAATTGAATAAATCAGCTTTGTAATATTATTCTTTACTTCTATAATTTGTAAATTTGGTTCAATCATTTTATCTGTTTTAATGGATTGTTTCCACCTAACGTGAAACCTAATCCGGAATTGTAATTTAATCTCAAAGGATCATCTAAAAACGTAATATTACCGCCCGTTTCCTTATCTTTTACTTTCCTTATATGAACTTCCGTAAGCATCCATAATTCTGGATGGTTAGTCATACGGTGTATTGTTAGAAAATCATCACAACGGTTAGCAAAAGCTTGACCACCTTCTGTGTCGGATTTCTTTGGTGGTTGGATATATCCTCTTAAATTATGCTCCTGTGAATATACTCGTCTGGAGGCTTCTGTTTGGGGATGTGTATTAACATATACCGTTTTTCCTGTCTTATTTGTAAACTCCCTTACATCGTTACAAAATTGGTAATTCCTTTCAAACTGATTTATTCGCCTATCGTGATTCAAACCCGTAAACGGATCTATCAAACATCCATTTACATCCTGAGATTTAAAAAGCTTTAATATATCTTTATGGCTGTATAAATTCTTATTATCAATAAATTTAAAATGCCTGTCAATATGATCCATTAATATTGTAATCTTTTTTAGATCTATTTCAGTAAATTTCTTTCCCTCAATCATAGCCATCAAATCCCTTTTAATTTGCCACGTTTCATTTTCACCCGACCATATACACCATTTTAAATCGTATTTCAATGATAAGCAAAGAAAATACCAGATTATAAATAACGTCTTACCTACATTATCAAGCCCGTTTATCATTACAAATTGTGATTGTTTGAACCTCAGATATTTATCAAACTCAGGAAGTCCAATGTCAAGCCCTTTTTTAATCTTTCCGGCATGATAATCGTATAAACTTTCCTCTCCATGCCTTTCATTTAAAATGCTCATACCGTTATCTCTCCTCTCTTAATCTTTCCTTTAATTAATATCTCTGCAACTTCCCTGCTCAAACATTGAGCTGGATCATCATGTTTCATTGCTTCTTGTACGTAATCCTCATAAGTTTTTCTCTTTCTCATTGAAGCAGATTTTAAACCGCCTTTCCTTCCTGATTCAACTCGTTTGGATTTCTTTTCCGTTCTTTCCTTGCTCTGCTTATCCAGAAATTTAATTTTAATCCTATTAGATTTCTTGTTATAAATAATGTAATTCTTTTTATGCAATTCATGAATAACCTCTTTATTGATATATAATAAAAGATAATCCAGATCCAGATCGCAATCCCTCTGCCAATAAAAGCAACAAGTTTTTAAAAAAGATATTTGTAAGTCGTTTGATTCGTGGCTAATACGACCAAAAAGCCATTCTGTTGGGTAAAATTTATACCATGGTAGTTCTGTACTCATTTAGTTTCATTTGTTTGTTGTTTGTTTAAATTTAAAAAAATTTCCTTTTCCTTTTTAGATAATTCAGCAAAAGTATAGGTTGGTAGTTTTCCGTAATTATCTTCATTCTCATAATACGGTCTTTGTTTTCCACTCATTTCTACGTTTATAACTTTAGGTATATGTTTCTTTTGACTTTTCACCAGAAAAAATTTATTACTCAATGTTGTAGGTTTTATATCCCACATTTTAGCTAATTCCGGAATTGTATAACCCAAGATTAATTGTTCTTGTATAATTTCACAAAGTTTATAATTTAACGACATACCAACCTTTTTTTAATAATATATTTCAGAACGGTAGATCCTCATTAGTATCAATATCACTAACAGGTTCATCCAATTTATTTTCTTGTTCATCTTCGTTTTTAACTTTAAACACCTTCCATGCTTCAAGTGTATTAAATACAAAAATTTGACCTTTTTTATTCTCCCATTCTCGACCAAGCAAATTAATACTAACATCAACTTTATCGCCAACCTTATTATATTTAATTAAATCCTCTGCTTTGTCTTTATTAGATTGTAATTTTAAAGTTTGTGGATATTGCTCACTTGTTTTAACAACCCATTCAACTTTTTTAAAGCCACTTTCAAAGCTTTCAATTTCTCCGATTCTTAAAATTTCTACGTTTTTAATTTCCATTTTTATTTTATTTTATTAATTCAACTTCTTTTTTTAATATTATTTTATCAAACCAGAAAGAGAAAATATCGTCTCCATCCGGCAACGGTTCATTTGAGTGTATTGTAAAATGATATTCAATAGCTTTAATACTTTCATCCAATAAATAATTAGAATCCTCGTTTCTAAGAATGTGTACTGCTAAATGTTTCTGAAAATTAGCATTAAATTTTTTCTTGCCATATTTCTTAACAAGCTTTTTAAATTCCCTTAACATAACGTCAGAAAATTTTTCATTTACAAAACTTAAGTTTCCTTTTTTAATTTGATTATGTGTTCTTATAACACCGTCATAAATCGAAGTTATCACGCCATCAGATAAATGCTTTCTATTTTTTAGGATCTTTTCCTTTAGTTTAATATATTCTCTGTTATTTTCTTTTGAAATATTCTCAGCATACGAAGTTATGTAATCGTATAACCTCCATTTCATGTTATGAGCATTAATATTAATCATCGTATTTTGTATTTCCTCAAAGTTATCCGGATCAATCCAATCAACGATGTAAAGAGGTATTTCTGTTACTCCTAATAGATCTAATGCATTCTTTCTATGTTGCCCCTCCAGAATTAAATATTTATTCCCTTTTTTTATTGCAGTCGGAACTACTAAAAAGCCATAATTTGAAATAAGGTTAGAGAATTTATTTATATGTCTATCTATTATATCTCTGTTACCTTTTATAAATTCAACTTTGTTAAGTTTAACTACTTCAATTTTACCAATTTTGATAAAATGATTTTTTGTGTTTATTGTTTTCATGTTTATTTGTTTTTTTAATTAATCTTTAAATTCTGATTTTCTTGTATTGAGCATCCTTTGATTTCTTGACCATTTTTTAATGCTTTTTTAATAGCCATTTTATCTGCTTGAATGCTTAATTTTTTTATTTTAAATTCATTTGGTAACTCATTGACATCTTCAATAATTACAGATTCGCTTTTACGAGTTCCAAACTTAGTAAAGCCAACTTCAAAAGCACCAAACAAATTAACTGCGTTTAATAATCTGTTTTTTAGATTCTTAACAAGATTATCATTTTTCTTTTTTAATGCTTGTAAACGCCTTATTTCATCGTCTATCTGCATTGTAAAGGCTTCTTTACTTTTAATTACTGATAGATAAGCTATTGATTTACTTTGTATCTGGGTTTCGTTGATCTCTAACTGCTCATTAATTTCGTCAGTTATTTCACCCTCTGCCTCTTGAACTTGTCTAATTAGCTCTAAATAGCTTTCTTCAATTTTATATAATGTCTGCTTTTCCATTTTGTTCGTTTTTATAATTGTTATATAGTTCTATTAAATCCTCGATCATTACTCTATACATGGAACTTGTCTTTATATAGTAATGGGGATCTTCTTTGTCATGTTCTGAATCGATTTCCTTAATACGTTTTTCTATGTATTCGATTTTATATTTATATCTTTCTTTTGCCATTTTATTTGTTTAAATTATAAAAATAATTGGGCTTTTAAACTATTCGCAACATTCTGGATAGCATCTGCCCTCTGTTCTAATGAATTAATGTAGGTCTTTACTTTCTCTTTATCATTTTCAATCCAATAACCTTTGCTCGAAGCCATTAAACAATGTATTAAACCGTTGATTCTAATATGATTTATGATTTTTCTTAGTCTTGCACCGGAAATATTATAGCCTTTTTCCTTTAATTTCCTCTCAATTACTTTTGAAGTAATCGCATTATCTTCACCTATCTTTGTTTTTAATCCTAATATAATAATCGGGAGTAATACCTCTCTTTCGTAATCTGTTAAAGGCTGAGTTTGATCTTCAAACCCCCCGATCATGATATTAAATTTAATTGGTTTTGTTGAGTTTTATTTAGGGTAAATGTTTCTTTTAATTTTTCTACTGTATATTCGCCTTTTTCTATTGATTTTAAAGCCTCATCAAATCGCTCCTTCTTTAATTTGGGTTTTACTTTAGGAATCTCAATATTATTTGAATGTTCCTTGTCTGCATCATCTATTTTCCCTGTTGGCACTAAGAACGTATATAATAAACAATATTTCAAAGCATATGTTGTTGCCTTTCCGGATGCTTTGTCTTGACTATCAATGCCATGACCATAACCGGAAAGCTCGATGCTTTCTCCAGATTCATGCATTAGTAAATATTTAGTTTTAACTTTAGTAAATATTGATTGCTTTCTTTTATCTTTTCCATTATAATTGTCAGTCCATTGATCCACAATAGTTTCCTCATCAATGTTAATTGGTATCATTACTAATCCATTTTTTTGCATTGAATTTCCAATCACTTTTTTTACTTCTTGATCCGATACACCCTTGTAGGAGTAATTTCCGGATCCCACAGTCATTGATTTATCTATGCCTTTGACTTCATCCATTACTTTTAAAATGGCTTTAATTAATTTCTGATTGTTCATTTGTCTTTGTTTAGGTTTTTTATTAATTAGATCATTTAACTGATCTTGTTCGTATAATTCTAAATCTTTTGCTCTCATGATTATTACATTAATCCTTCATCTGATAATGAAGTATAGTTTGACTTTGTGCAAATCAAGTGGTCTAATAAAGGTATTTGTAACATATCGCCACAATTCTTTAATTTTTTTGTGATTTCCAAATCGGCTTTACTTGGTGTTAAATTCCCACTTGGGTGGTTATGTGCCAATATAATCCTATCTGATAAACTATTTAAAGCAATAGTAAATACAATTTTAGGATCTAACACTGTGCCTGTTGTTCCACCCTGACTGACTTTATAAAATCCGATAACTTCATTTGCTCTGTTCATACATAGCATTATAGCTTCTTCAGTCCAATCAAATGTATCTTTATTAAAGATTAATTTAAAGACCTTATAAGCATCTTCACTTGAAGTTATTTTTTGAAGTTTTGGACTTTTGGATTTATTAACATTTACACTTATTGAAATTTCAGGGGTTTTTAATTGTTCGTTTGTTTCTGTTTTCATAGCTATTGTTTTTTATTTCTGGATCAGTCTATCTAATCCTTTTGTTTTGATATAAAGGTCAATCGCCTCTTTCATTTGCCAAGTGATAATTAGCCCATTGATTTTTTTATTAGCTTTCAAACATTTCATTTGATGTACTGTCATTTCAATCTTCGTTGAAATTAACTTGTTCTCATTCATATACATTTCCATATACTTTATTTTTATTGGTTATTAAAAAAAGGTGCTATTATACACCCTTATAATTATTTTTTATTTTTTTTCTTTAATAATTCTATTATCAAATCTTGCTCTGCACCTCCCAAGTCTGCCCATGCTTTATTGTTTGCATCAAATTTAATTAGTGCTTCATCGTAAGTAAGGTTTAATTTCCTTAATTCTTCTAAATATTCTCTATGTCTTTTCATAATTGTAAGTTTTATTTGGATTAAATATAAGAAAAATATAATTAAAAAACAAATTTAATTAAACTTTTTATCAACTTTATGATGTATATTCTTTTCTTTTCTTTTCTTCTCTTTTCTTAATGCTTGACTATACTTAAGCATTACTTGAGTGGTACTTGGAAATTAAATTGGAAGATAATCTTTGAATCTTTTGAGTAAAAATAAAGCGATTAGAACGCTTAAAATAATGTAAATGATAGTCTTATACTTATCCCACCATGAAAGTTCCTTAAAAACGACCTTTTCGACCTTAAAAGGAATTTCTTTATAATAATAAACTGTATCTCCTTTGCATTCTATTTCATGGTAGATTTCTTGCCTTAAAGTATCATAATAATAACGAGCAAAAGTATTTTCATTATTGACAATTATTGTCGTATCATGGTATCGGATCTCATTTATCGTATCATGAGTATAATTCTGAATATAAATAGTGTCATTTATCCGGATTGTGTCAAATGACACTTCCGTTAATTCTGGATGTTTTTTAATTAATCTGTTTAGTCTTTTTTGAGGTGAACAGCTACAAAGAAAAATCAGATTTATTAAATAAACTATATGTAAACGAGTTACCATAAATTTCTGCCGATTTAAAAGCTAAAAACATTAATCTATTAAAATGACTATCCAATCTAAATACTTGACATCCGGCACTGTACCTATCAACATATTTTATATATGGATTCGATTTATGTATGTTAATGCCATAATATCCACTTTGCTCAGTTTCCGGATCCAAATCATGTTTAGAATCTTTGTCATTATCTCTAAAGACTGTTACCTTTCCTAATCTTTGACAAAGTGCGTCATATTTTCCTCTATGTTTATCAATCTTATAAACACTCTTATATTGCCCCTCCACTAAAATAGCAGTCCCTTTCGTGTTCATTGGATGTTTAAGCCAATGTTTTCCCGGGTCAGTAGTACCCTGAAATATCTCAACAATGCTTTCTAAATTCTGATCTCTATAAGCTACGCAAATTAGATCATCAAAAAAATTAGTATCAGTAGCACAACGTATGCCAAAGATGTTTAAGTTATATGGCTTATCCCCATCAAAAAAAGCATATCCCTTTTTAATATAAACATCCTCAATATAATTATAATCTAATCTCATTTCTTTTTTAAGCCGTTTCCTATATGTTCTAAAGAATTGCCTACCGCATAAGTTCCAAATACCCAAATTATAAAATTCGACCATCCATTAAAATCACACTTATTCAGAAATAAAAAACTTGTAACTGCTACAAATAATAATAATGCAAAAGTCGTTTTACGACCTCCAAAAAAATCAAATAATTTTCCCATAATTTCTATTTATTTATCATTATATCTAACTTAGCTTTGACCTCAGTTAGATTTACGTTTACTTTATTAATTGTTAAATTAAGGTGTTTAACATCTTTATCAATCTTGTCTAATCTACTTGTAAATACTAAGTTATTAGAAATAATGTTAGCATCAAAATCTCGTCTAATTGCTATTCTACCATTTTTAGCATTTACAAACTCCTCTTTACATTCTTTATAATAGCTATTTGCTTTCTCAGTCAAATTAGAAATTTTTTCATTTTGCTTTGCATTTTCGATTTTTAATTTAAACCAAGCCGTGCCAAATGAAATCAATATACCCATAATATAACCAACATCTTTTAACGTAAAATGCAGATCGTTTGCCGTATCTATATCTAAAAACATTTATTCAACAGGTTCCGGCTCTGACCATTCAGGCGTTGCCATTAATTCAAGTATTTCAGAATGATTATATGTACCAACAGGCACTACGCTGCT